ATTATAGTATTCAGGCGTAAGCAAACACCCTCGTACAAATATTTCATAAGTCTCATAGTAACTGCACTCTGTACGATTCTTACAGAAATACAAAATCTCACGATGGAAACTGTCTGCTCCCATAGTGGCCACATCCTCAATGATTGTTTTGTTTGAACCAAAATAGTTTTGCCAACCTGAATTGACACGGGTTTTCTTTTTCTTCCCGTTAACTTGCTTTGTTGCGGCTTTGGTGAAATACTTCCGGCCAATGTACTTGCGACCGGTTACTTTGTTTGTGATACAATAGACGTAACCATATTGACCTTCAATCATTTGGTCGGTCACCTCTACTCCATTATAAAACCATGACATTTATTCTTCTTCAGCATCAGGGTCGATAAAATCATCTTCCTCTAAAGCTATATATTCGCCACAGAAGGGACAGTGCATTGGATCACTCTCACACTCTGTCTCATCATATTGAATTGCAAAATCTGAACCACACGATTCACATTCGTGATTTACTATTAACATAAGTTACCTCCATATACTATTACTTGAGTATATAGACAACAAAGGATGTTAATGTTATTCGTTCATTCTCCATTTGTTTTCTGGCAGGCCATAGTCCCACTTTGGATCCATCTCAACATTCCATCTAGTGGTAGCGACATTGAAATCTGGTATCTTCATCTTTTTAGGATTGGATGCTGGTTCTAATATCACCACACGATTGTTTGGCTGTGCAGCGAACTGACCATTGTCGCATTTGATAAAGTTGAAAGATTTGTGATCTTCAACGTCTTCACTATGACCACAATCTATAATGTTAAAATCTGGATGTGCAGAATCAACAGTGAAAAGGTATTCACCTTCCAACCAAGACCCATCTTTCATCTTAATCTTACATCTCATATTTGATATCATTGCTTTTCTTATTACAGTAATATCATAAGACATGCTGTTCCATAATTGTAGAAAATCTAAAGGGTATGGTTCACCTTCTATAGGTTTCCAACAAAATGCATGTAATGGCAGTTTGTCATACAATGCACCATATTCATTTAAGTATGCTTCAATACGAAACGCTTGACTACGCTGAGACTTCAATGATATCCACCAACATGGTTCAAGTTCTCCGTGACCCTTTTCAAAGTCATAGAGAAACTCTCTGCGAACAAAACATTTTACTGGTGGTAGATTTGCCACTAAAAAACTCATTTAATCTTTTCCATCCTTATTGTTGCACCCATCCCATGCTATTAAACCAACAGTAATAGCTATTACTGAGATAAAAATAATGAGGTCGAGGTTCATGTTGTGGCCTTACTCCACACCTCATCCCATGAACCAGATAAGGCACCTTTGGCATAGTCTGTGGCACGATTCTCAAAGAAATTGGTGTGTGTTGGTGCATTAATCATTTCTTCAACCCATGGTAGTGGATTGCGTTTAACTTTGAATATGCCTTTCATACCAAGACCAATCAATCTGCGGTCAGCAATGTAACGAATGTATTTCTTCAATTCATCCGATGTTAGACCTTCCATAGCATTGAAACCAAACGCTAGGTCAATGAATTTATCTTCCAATTCAACCATGCGTTCAGCAATGGTGTAAATGGATGATTTCAACTCATCATTCCAAATCTCTTGGTTCTCTGAAATGTATGTCTTAAACAATCTCATCATGTTCTCAGCGTGCATTGTTTCATCAACAATAGACCAAGTAACAATCTGTCCCATGCCTTTCATCTTACCAGTGCGTGGGAAGTTTAACAACATAACAAAAGATGAGAACAACTGCATACCTTCAGTGAAGGCACTGAACACGGCGATATGGCGAGCAGTGTTCTCTTTTGTACCATTCTTACCAGAAATGTCCATCACATAGTCGTGCTTGTCTTTCATTTCTTGATAAGCCATGAATTCATTGTACATTGTTTCAGGCAGGCCTAGTGTTTCAATCAGGTGTGAGTATGCGGCAATGTGTAATGCTTCACGTGCTGCAAAACCCAACAACATCATGCGTACTTCTGGTTGAGGGAAATATGGTAGATAGTTGTTTACATAACCACCTGCAACGTCAATGTCACCTTGTGTAAAGAAACGAAAAATGTTTGTGAGAAAATGTTTTTCTTCAGCTGATAACTTATTCTTCCAATCTTTCACATCTTCATGCATTGGCACCTCTGTATGCAACCAATGTGATTGTTCGTGTTTTAACCATGCATCATATGCCCATGGGTAATTAAAGGGTTTAAATGAACTGCGTTCGTCCGTCAGTCGGCTGGGATTTTTCTTAACCATTGATCCATTCTTTCACAAGTTCTTCTGATTTTACACCAATCATCTTCTTAAGTACAGTACCATCCTCAATCATTACCAGTGTTGGTACTGAACGAATGCCAAATTCAATTGCAACATCTGATTGTGCATCAATATCAACAACCTCAATTGGGTATGGTGAATCTACATTGTTTAGAATCATTGCCATTGCTTTACATGGTTGGCACCATGAAGCGGTAAATCTAATAATCTTTTTCATTTGTTGCACCAGCTTTGTTTTGCTTCACCGTAATATTCACGTGCGAAACCATTTTGAATTAACATCGCTCTGAGACTCTTACCATCTAACAGAACATCACCAAGAACACGACCACCATACTTGTCCCAATCCATCAATGCAACTTGTCTTTTTTGTGCGGCATTGATTTGTGCTTTGGTGAATGCTGTTGCCGCCTGACCACGTTGGTCTTCTTGTGGACACATTGCTCTATGACCTTTTTCAGGTGTATCAACACCAAACACACGAATGCTTAATTCTTGTTTCAGTGGTGGTGGCAAGAATGTTGCTTGAAATGCAACCGTGTCACCATCAATAACTCTGGTGAGTGGGAAATCATAGATAACCATTGGTTTTTCTTTTTGTGCAAAACTTGCAACTGATGTTAATGCCAAAATGGCAACGATTAGTAATTTTTTCATTTTTATTCCTTTTTAAAATATTAACCTTCGCAAGCCAGACACTCATTGCCTTGAGCAATCGCACTCATGTCCAACTCTTTAATAACTTCTCTCTCAATACGTTTGGATACCTTATCAGCCTTGGCCAATTTCTCTGAACGGCAGTAGTACAATGTCTTCAAACCTTTCTTCCATGCCAAGAAATGGCAGGCGTGGAGGTATTTGATATTCACATCCGGTCTAAAGAATAGGTTTAAACTCTGTGCTTGGTCAATGTATTGTTGACGGTCAGCAGCATGTTCAACAACCCATCGTTGGTCAATCTCCATACCAGTTTTGAACACCTCTTTATTATTCTCGTCCATCCAATCAAGGTGTTGTACTGAACCATCATTGGCAATAATAGAAGACCAAATATCTTGATACTCACCATCACCTTTTGGTGTCAATGGTGCACCAGTTGGTGATAGATGTTTCATAATTACTCTATCTAACCATTTATTCTTGGTCAAATGTGAACCACTCAACGTGTCTTGTCTGTAAGCATTAGCACGATAAGGTTCAATAGAAGGGCTGGTATTACCCATAATAATAGAAGAACTAGCATTGGGAGCAATAGCCATAACGTGAGCAAACCTGCGGCCAGTGCCAGCACAATCTGCCGGAGATCCCCTAAGAGTCCCAAGGTCGGTGTTAGCTTCATCTAATTTACCTCTGATATGTTTGAACATTTGGTTGTTAAGGACTTTGGCCATAACACCCTCGAAAGCAACGCCATTCCGTTGTAGGTAAGCATGAAAGCCGAGAGCACCAACCCCAATGCTACGCTCACGGCCTGCAGAGTACTTTGCACGTGAAATGGCATCAGGAGCATTAACGATAAAATATTCAAGCACATTATCGAGCATCTCAGCCATATCTCTAAGGAATAACGGGTCATCTTTCCACTCATCATAATACTCCAAGTTAACTGAAGACAGACAACATACAGCGGTACGGTCTTTATCAGTTGGTAAAATAATCTCACTGCATAAATTTGATTGATTGATTTTCAAACCTAGTTTCTTTTGAAACTCAGGCATCGCACGATTACTCGTATCAATGTAATGTATATATGGCTCACCCGTTAACATACGCATTTCAAGTATGTTCTGCCATAATAGTTTAGCAGAAATTGTTTCACGCACTTCACCATTGTGTGGGTCTTTTAGTTCCCATGTATCATCCACATTAGGGTCTAACATGGCCTTCTCAACCAATTCCATAAAATCATCGGTGATATTGATACCATGATGTAGGTTCAACGTTCGCATATTGGGATCACCAGTAGGTTTACGCATCTCTAAGAAAATGAGGATGTCAGGATGGGATATGTTGAGATAAGCAGCATAAGAACCACGGCGAGTACGACCTTGCCTATAAGCCAAAGAAGAAGCATCATAAGTCCTAAGGTGAGGCATAATTCCAGTAGATTTATCATCTGCTGAACGAATACCAAGCCCAATGCCGATACCACCTCCCAACATTGAGAGCCAGTTAACTTCTGATAGACAATTGACAAGGCCTTCAGAGGAATCGTGTAGATAAGGTAAAAAGCATGATATAGGAAGGCCACGCTTACTACGCCCAAAGCTGAGAATAGGAGTAGAATATGACAACCAATGTCTACTACTATATTCGTACAACCTTTGCGAATGTTCTGCATTAGACCCAAACGCTTTCGATACATACGCAAACCTTTCTTGTGGGGACGTTTCATCGTCCTTCATGTAACTTTCTTTTAATCTTTTTTTACCTAACTCATCGAACAAATTGTCCCGAGAATAGTCGACCTTTATACCGTGAACGATATCCATATTTACTCCAATTAATTATTTTTGTTCTTTAAACTCATTTGCCATCGGAAATACTTTGGCAATTACTTTAGCGCACTCAATCGCAATGTCTCTGTGTTCTTTTTGTGTACCGTTTGCTGAACGGAGTTGTATGTAGTGAATCCACGAACGCAATGTGCCGTTCATGTAGAGGCGACTTACAGTAAGGCCTTCTGGCAATACCGCACGTGCCTGTTCTTTGGCAATACCATTCTTAATAGCCCAAGAGTATTCTTGTTTGACTGAAAACAATACTCGTTTCTGAGCACGTTCCCATTCAAATGCCAATAACTTCTGTGCCTCATCATTCATATCTAATTCTACACTGTTCTGTCGATTCTTTGTGTCTTGCAATCTTGCCTCACGCAACACAAATGCCTCATCAAGTTCAGCTGTAGGATCAGCATAACGTTGACTAAACTCCTGAAAACTAAAACTACGATGACGCAAGATTTGTCTTGCAATGTCACGTGTCGTTGTAATCTCCAAGCATACAGAAACAAGTTCCAATGGACTCCAATGTTGGTGTTTAACCAAATAACGAATCAACTTCTCACTTGTTTCTTTATTGTCTTGGTTTGCAGGGTTTGATACCCTCGCACAAAACGCAACCAATTCAGTCATATTCTCTGCGAAATGTGACTCAGGCTGCGAATAACTAATCAACTCAACTTTCATACTCATACTTTCTTCCAAAAAATAAATTCAGTTTGTGCCTTTATGCCTTTGAATGTGTTACTACTTATAATATCTTCAATTTCATCAGGCGATAAACCATTCAATACCATCTCATTAATATCTTTACCTTCAACAGTATCAGGCCAAATGACGACATTATGACCTAACGCTATCGCTTCTTGCATCAACTTTGTAATTTCTTTATTACGTGGTTCATTGTCATATATCAAGGTAATATTATTTGCCTTAATATTTTTTACCGATTGGTGCAATGACGAATCACCTGATGCCAGACAGTTACTTAGGAACATTGAATCAAGAGGTCCCTCAACCATTCTAACAGGTTTACTCAAATCAACTCTATCGAGGCCAAATACCATTTTATCTGTGTCTTCTTTAATCTTCAATGTCACATAACGCAATTTGTTATCTGAAGTCTCCAATGCACGTCCAGACACACCAATAAGGTCATTATACTCGTCATAGAATGGAATTACAAGCCGTGCATCATCGACCACTTTTTTGCCGTGATCTGGAATCAAGGCATCTAAAAATCTTTTGTAGTGTTGTGTGAAAAATAATCTATTGTATGATTCTTTTGGTACCATACGGTTCTGTAGATAGGTCAAACAAAAATGACCTTCAGGTAGTTTACTGCAAACTTCTGCCTCAGTAAATGAGGTTTCTTTTTGTAGTTTACCAAATCGTGGAGGTGGTATATCAATGAATGAAACTGGTCTGTTTTGCACACCAGTCTCACCACTTTTATAATTCTCCATCACATACTCTTTATACAAAGAGTCATCTAGGTTCTTGATAAGATTGCCTAGATTTGTACCCACACTGCAATTGTGGCAACGATAGAACAAACCATTGCCTTTTTGGTACACGTACCCTCGAGCTTTGCTTTTGTTCTTTTGACTATCACCACAAATTGGGCAAGAGAAATTCCATAGATAAGAATCTTTCTGTTTGAAATTACGCAAACGTGAAGATACTAATTTGATATATTTTGAGTCAGTCGATATTGTCATAGACCATAATATAACACAACCTCAAGTGTTTGTCAAGACTAACCAATGATTTTCATTATTGTTTCCGTATGACCAGACACCCAACCCATAACGGCAATTGCGCCAGCGGCAGTCCACAACCATTTGTCTCTTTGAGTTTTCAATGCATTAATTTCATCAGCTAAAGATTTATGTTGATTGCAAGAAGCACCATACATCTCATCCAGCTTGTTTGTCAAGCTTTCCCTTGTTTTATCAAGGCAATCATGCATTTCTTTAACGTCTTCTTTTAACCCATCTAATTTTTCATTTAGATTCTCAACTTTGGTTTCAACAATACCAAGCCGTTCTGTCGTAGTTGCCATTTATTTTTTCACAGGAACTTCTGTGCCTTCTAGTTTTTTGTGTACTTTGATTTTTTTACATTCTTGTACAACTTTGCCATCTTTACCAGTTATTGGTTTGCCGTCTTTACCTGTTTTATCTCGACACACTTCTTTTATTTGTGCCTCAGCATAAGCTGTCGATAAACCAACAGTAAAACAAACAACTAACGGTAAGAGCAATTTCCATGCAAGGTTTTTCATATCATTCCTTTAAATTAATGGTTGTGGTGCAGTAGGTGGCGCAGCTTTACCACCGAAACCTACTGTCACCGAAATTGGTTGTTGACTGTAATCTGTTGATGCACCTGGATTGTACCCTCCACCAAATGATGGTGTTGGTTGGGAGAATGATGTTGGTGTTGGTGCACCAAAACCACCGCCGTTGAACGTTGGTGTTGTTGAAGATAACGTAGGTGTTGTAACTCCGCCTGATGGTAGACCGGTTGAGACATTTGATGCACCTGCTACTTTCTCTTGTGTACGACCATATGCTGTCACACCTAATACGGCACCCATGGCAACGTGAAACAAACCACCGCCTTGTAGTGTGATTGGAACCCATTGACGGAATGCGTCATTGGCTGCCTGTACTTCCCAAAACTGTACAATCGTAAACATAATTGGGAACAAAGCAAAGTCAAATAAACAACATGTCATATACATCATTGCCATCATTGGACGCCATTTCTTGGTCATCCAATCTTCGTCTTTTTTCTTTTCTACTTTAATTTCTTTTGCCATATTAAACTCCTAATACGTGTAAGGCGTGTTCATAATGTTTAATACGGTCCTCAAGTCCAATGGTACCACCGTTAATTCGTTTTGTCAATGTGAGAATGTCACCTTTATCTGCCCATTGGTTAAGATTGTTTGATTCCCAAAACCAACATGCAGATTGTGCGGCACCTTCAAATGTGGCCAAATACTCAGATACTTCTTCCGGTGTAATCTCTAATGAATCTGCAAATGCTCTGTAGTTGTTTTTGCCTGTCAATTGAATCAGACCACGACCACAATATCTGTACCCATCACCAGAGGCCTCATCGCCATTGCCCATACGATTGGCATAGACACGATTGGCAATGGCTTCTTGTTTGTTTGGTAGTGAACAGTAATGGTTTGCAATGGCATCATCAGTGAAATACTTTGGAAATATTTTACGTAATGTAACAGGACGATAGTTTAAATTTTCTTTGAGTACCATAAAACCACCAGACTCATGGGCACACTGAGCGACAAATGCTGCAATTCTCTGTGGTGTATCAATCTCATACTCTGGTAGCAATTGTTCTAATGCATTATACCAATAATCAAGATGCGGATTCTTCGGTAAAAGTTGTTTTAGTTGTTCTTTAGTTAGTTCCATTTTTTACCTCAAATTAATAATGCTGCGTTGCACACTTGTACAACATATCTAAATGCCTGTTCGTTGTCTGCACATTCTTGAGCAGCACGTACATCACGTATCTCATTAATGAGATAATTTCTTTCTTCTGCGCTAATATTACCTAATTGGCATTGTTCAACAATGGCCTGTATTTCTTGTTCTAGTGGATGCATTATCTTCCTCCCCATGCGGATTTTGCGGCTTCAATTCTTTGTTCTGCTGTTTTCTTACCTATCTCACAAAACACTTTACTGCCACCATTACTCATTTTAATCACATGATTGTGTAGACCAACAATATTATCTTGTTGTGGGTCTTTACGCCAATTGACATACATTGTCAACAATTCAGTTTGAGCAATAACTTTAGACCAATTTGCTGATGTACAATCAACCTTACGCAATTCATTATCTGTTGTTACCAAATAATTGAACATAACTGGATCATGTGGTCTTGGCCAATACTTTTGAACAGTACTGCAACCACTCAATAATACCATACTTAAAACGATTAATAATTTATTCATTGACATATTTATAACCTCTTTTTTCTTTTATCCAGGTAAAAATCTACCTATTAATCCGTTGACAATTCTATCTGATAGGTCATCAGGTAGAAATTTAAGAAATCCTAAAAAGTATAAAGCCACACACCCATACACAAATATCTTTAAACACACATCAAATGTTTTTTGGTATTCGTTCATCTTCCGCACCTAGCACTTGTTTGACACCATTGTATCAGTTCATAACTACCGATGGCAAATATGAATACGACAAATGCAACTGCGCCTATAATCATTGCCCATTCATTTAACTCTTCTTCTCTTTCTTTACGCTTACGTTCTTGAGCATTGTGGAGTCTTATTTCTTGAGCATCGTCTGCATCCATTTCTGCTTGACGAGCCTTAATTTTGTTCCAAACGTCAATCTTGCCTGTCTGCATGAACAACATTTTAAGTTCCTCTTCAAAGGCTCTAGCTTGTTCTAATGCCATTTCAATCTGAAGTGCGGTTCCCATATTGGAACCCTTCTTAGAATTTTTAGCCTCTATCAATGCTTTAGTTGCCTTACTCTTAGCATCAAACATTTTCCCAATCATGGGAGCAAGGGATCCTAGATCATTAGCTACTTTACTAGCTTTTTTAACCATGCTTATTGCAGATTGTATACCTGCAAGGGCTGTTAATGGATCAATCATTTTTTTTGTTCCTTATTCTTGTTTACAAATTTCTTTGTGAAGTCGATGTGAGCAATCTTTTTTAGCCCACTCTATACAGTATACTTTTCTTTCGAAAACATCACCAGTCCATCCCCAACGGACACACTTTAACGTTTCGTCTTTTTTAGTCTTTTCTGCACCTGCACTTAAAATTATTAAACATAGTATAAAGACTATTGGTTTTACAAAACTATTGGTAACCAAAGCCAAAGACCTTGACTCATCAATAATGCTGCAAAAGCACCAACTACAATACTACCCCAATATAATGACATACTAACCGCTAGAATACTTGCAGATAACAATACGATACTGATCTGAAATGCAGAACCAGCGAATGTCATCCAAGGACCAGACTTACGAATCTCATCACGTTCTGCTTCCAGAGCACGTGCCTTAGCCATAAGTTCTTTTTTACCTTCACCTGTTGCAGGCTCAGATTCATATCTATTGATTTTTGCAGTTAACTTATCTGCCTTCTCAAATTGTTTTCTATCGATAGCATCATCTCTAGCCATCTCAGCAAGTGTTTGCTTGATAGATTTTGCTTGAAAGAATGCCCATGTATCATTGGCCTTAATGGTATTGTTCAATACTTTAGAACTATTACCAGAAGAAATGTATGTGTTAATGGCCAATAATGCAGCAAGTACAGTGATTAACCAACCTGCTTTGTCTTTAATCTGTGCTTCTCGTTCTGAACGTGATAATGGTTTCTTTTCTTCCGCCATTTTAATTCCTTTATTTTACTGATTCGAAAATAATTTTCTGTATACCATACCATTCAATCCAAGCATCATTTTTTACGGCACATTCATAGTATGTAGTATAGTTTACCGTAATTGTCTTGGACACATCACTCAATTTAGCATCATCTTTTAACATCTCCAAACGTGGACATGCTTCTCTAACAAACTTTGGCGGTTCTGGAAACTTCATCACTACAGGCACTGCAGTAGAACAACCAGTCAACAATAGAACCAACAATAAAGCAAATTTCATTTTAATTTCTCCGCAGCCTTGTTGTGTGCTTCAATAAATTCTTTTGGTATAATACAAGTACTATCATACTTCACAACTTCACGGTCAATATATTTCAACACATCTTCACCACGCTCACGAATCACTTGTGTTTTGTTGACATACTTGGTTTCAATCTTAACTGTTTCTTTCACAGATTGTTCTTCTGCAACTGTTACTTTTTCTCGTAAATCTTTCATCTCAGCCAATAGAGATTCACTGCCTTTAACTGCACCAGTCATAAACAAACCAAATGCAAAGGCAAGATAAGAAACTGCCTGAGCGGCAGTTTTATAATAAAAAGGTACGAATCTACTGAATATTATTCCGAATATACCTATTCCAAGTATACCATAAAATATCCAATGAGGAACAAACTGCAAGTACCACATTACTGCGGAGTCCTACGTGGTACATATGAAATGAATGAAGGCACTTTCTTCTTCTTAACACCAGGTTCTACTGATGGTGGTAGAGAAGTTTCTGCACCAGTACCAACAGAATTGGTTGGCACATCTTCTTTCATGTGACCATACTTCTTTTTATACCAGTCTTTCATACCATGTGTCTTACGATAATGCCTGACTGTTGCTGAATCATTTGCTTGGTCACGATACTTGTTCTCTGCCGTAGTATTGTGTGACTTCATTGCTTCTGCAGCTGCATGTGCATCTTTGGCAATGTGTACCAATGCCTCATCAGACTTCTTATGATATTCGTGGCCTTCCAATGGATGGCGTTGAGAAGGACGACCTTCTTCTAAAACTGTATACTCATTAAACTTTATCATTTTATGTTCCTTAATACTTCTGCGATTCTCATATCAACCGCAATATCAGAAGATAATAAATCTTGTCCTTTGATGCCTCTTATAACTTGTGGCATATAATTTAAAAATAACAAATACGTTTTCAACACAGCATAATCATCTTTGGCCACCTTGAAGAATAACATTCTCGTAGCCACTTCTACACCAAACACATTGTATATAACAATGAGGTGGTTTAAAACCAACCTCTCACGCATCTCATCATACCTACGGTACCTTTGAAATAGTCTTTTGAGGTAATTAAACCTTTTCATGTCCTCTTTGAACTCACTCATTATGCAGTCAGGCTTATCGTAAGACTTTGCTGCATATAACATTATATTTTCATTATTTAAATTATCAAAGGACATTAATCTTCTTCTGGTTCTTCGGTGACTAGTTCGTTAATTGTTTCTTCATCACCTACTTGTGCATAAAAATCGTAATTGCCTGCATCAGTTTGATAGTATAACAAATACAAATAAATTACATTATCTGGATTGTCAAACTGATGAATATCAAAGGTGATTTCGTCACCTTCAACATCCAATTCATACAGTGCAGGTATATCCAGTCCATAAGCATTTAACACCTTACGAACTTTTTGTATACCATCTTGTGCAACTTTAAATCCATCAACGTTCAATTCTCTATACAATTGAGCATTGATTTCAGAAACTACAACAGGGTTTTGAACCGATGATGAAGAATCACCAGTCGGTTCGTGTGCATCTTTTGCCTGATTGGGCTCTATGTTATAGAACTCTTTAAGGAATGATTTAAATGTCATATTTAATACTGGAGTCAAAACTCCAGTTAATATTAAGTATTAGCGAACATTATGTTGTCGTTGGCACCAGTAGCTGCGTCAGCACTCATACCACCAGCAACAAGAACTTCAGTCTGAACACGACCAGTGCGCCCACCAGTACCTTGTTTAACTAAAACCCAACCTGTGTGAGCAGGTTTGTTTGCTTTGTTTGTAGATAGAGCAATCTCAGCACTGGATACACCAAATACACCAACTGCGGCACCAGTAACGAATGCACTGGTTGTTGAATTGGCATATAAGTCGTGGCCGTTGTTGGCTACACCCAAACCACCAGCTACTGCCCACTTTGGAGCACCTGTGTTTGCGTCTGTCATTGAAAATAAAGGCATGTTTTTCTCCTAGAATTATTGTTATATTTATGTGTTGTCAACTTTTTGAATCTGTGAATCTAAAGTTGGA